CCTTCGGGCTTATGTGCGTTGCGTGGGAGCCGCCGCGTCAATCGTGGTCCAGCAAACTTGAGTACGGGAATCGACCAATATGAAATACGACGTAACGCGCTTTGGTCCTGGCGGGATCGAGACAATCACGGTTGACGCTGAAAGCGGCGATGATGCTGCCATGAAGGCGTTCAAGCCGGGCACTATCATTCGCGGCATTGTGCCTTCGGATGACCAGAGCGAGGCACCCAAGCGCGGTCGCCCTGCCAAGGTTGAGGCTGACTAATGCCTAAAATGGACGAGGAATCGCTGAGGACGCTGATCCGCGCTCGGCGTGATAGCTCGTCCAACAAGCTTGATAGCGAATACAGCAAGAACCGCAGGGAAGCCCTTGCGTTCTACCGTGGCGACAAGCATTCGGCCTATGGCCCTGATGAGCCGGGCATGTCATCGGTTGTCAGCCGCGATACCATGGAAGCGGTTGAGTCCATGCTTCCCGGTCTGCTGAAGCCGTTTGTCTCTGGCGACGAGGTGGTCAGGTTCGATCCTAACGGCCCTGAGGATGAGGAAGGCTCTAAGCAGGCTTCCGAGTATATCAATTTCCTGTTTACCCGTCGCAATGACGGCTTCGGGATTATCACCACGTCAATGAAGGACGGGCTTCTGTTCCGTCTAGGCGTTGGCAAGGTGGTCCGCGAAGAGATAGACGATTACAAGTCTGAGACATATCAGGGCTTGAACGATCTGGAATATCAGGCGCTGACCGCTGACAAGGACTTTGAGGTCACGGCAGAGGCTGAATACACTGACATGATGGGCCAGCCCGCCCATGACGTTGAAGGCCAGCGCAAGACCAGCAAGGGCAAGGTCACGATTTACTGTGTACCGCCTGACGAGTTCCTGTTTGAGCGTCATTTGGCCTCGCTGGATTACGCCACGTTCATCGGTCAGGAAAGCAGGCGCTCAGTCTCCGAACTGATTGCCATGGGCCTTGATGAAAAGAAGTGCCGCAATCTCTCGTCTGACAATGATACGGCTTACAACACCGAACGGACCGAACGGTTCGCAGGTGAGAACCCGACGCCGCTTGCTGCTGACACTGACTTGGCGAGGCTGGTTCGTGTAACTGAAAGCTACGTCAAGTGCGATTACGAGGGTAACGGCAAGCTAGTCTGGCGTCGCGTGTTCCTTGGTGGCGGCGATGACAGCATTCTAAGCAACGACCCGGTTGACAATCATCCGTATGTGGCTTGGACGCCCATTCCTATCCCGCATAAGCTGGTGGGCCTGTCTATCCACGATCTGACGCGCGACATTCAGCTTATCAAGACCGCGCTTGCTCGTGAGATACAGAACAACGTTTACCTAACGAACCGCCCCATGCGCGAAGTGCTGGACGGTCAGGTGAACCTTGACGACTTGCTGAACCCGCGTGTCGGTGGTCTGATCCGTGTCAAGCAGATGGGCGCTGTTAGGGAAACTGTAACCCCATTTGCCGCCGCCAATTCGATGGGCATCGTTGAATATTACGACCAGGTGCGCGAACAGCGGACAGGTTCGACCCGTTACAATCAGGGCCTTGACGCTGACAGCCTGAACAAGACCGCATCGGGCATCAATTCGATTATGGCCGCTGCCGGTATGCGCATGGAAATGATTGCGCGCCAGTATGCCGAACAGTTTCTCAAACCTCTCTTTTCCAAGATGCTTGAGATTGTTTGCAAGAACCCTGACCAAAGGGAACTGATCCGCCTTCGCAATGAATGGGTTGAGATGGACCCGACTGAGTGGTCCACCGAATACGATATGTCGGTTACGGTCGGCCTTGGCTCGGGAAGCCGGGAAAAGACCGTCGCGGAGATTGAGCAACTGTTGCAGATCGATGCGCAGATACTTCAGCTTCAGGGCGGTGCAGTCGGCCCGCTGGTCGATTATGACAAGATTTACGGTAAGCTGAAGCGTCTTCTCGAAGCGATGGGCCTGAAGGGCATAGAGAACTTCTATAACGACCCGCAAGGCGCTCAACCGCAGCCGCAGCAGCCGGATCAAGGGCAGGCACAGTCCGATCAGGTCAAGGTGCAGGCCGACGTTGCGATGCACCAGAACGAACAGCAGACCAAGCAGTTTCAGATTCAGACTGACGCGCAGACCAAGCTACAGATTGCGCAGATTAACCGGCAGGCTCGTATCGATGTCGAAACCATCAAGGGCCAAGTCGAACTGCGCAAGGTGCAAATGCAGCCTTTGGCAGATTTGGTCAGCCATGCAGCGGACGGCACAAGGGCGCATGAAAACGCTGAAACCCCGAACTACGAAAGCAGCGAGGGCGTAGAAGGTGGATATTGACCAGCGCGCCGCCCGGGCAAAGCAGTTGATGGAAGACCCGATCTATCGGGAAGTCATCGACGGCTTACGGTCGGCGGCGATCACTTCATGGACGCAAACCAAGGTTGAGGACGTAAAGCAGCGGGACTTCTCGTGGCTGATGGTCAAGACCTTGGACCGGATCGAAGGCTATTTGCAGGGCATCATTGACGACCAGCGCATTAGTGCCGCTGCGACCGTCCGAACCCCTGACTAATTCGCCCACCAGGGCAGAATACGACCCGGCGTAACCGGGACTGCTTGTCCCATAACAAGGGACCGCAAACCAATAGGTGAGTAATGGACGAAACTACGGCGACGCTGGAAACAGCACCCGTGGAATCCCCCGACGCAAACGACGCTCTCGCAGCGTTTCTAGCGGAGGACGACACACCGCAAGAAGCAGATACCGAAGGCAACGGCCAATCTCCTGAGGGAGAACCCGCAACAGAGGTGGAAGCGCAAGAGGCGGAAGACGGCGTAAACGAGGAATCGCCCCCCGAAGAGCAGCCTAAATACAAGGTCAAGGTACGCGGCGAAGAAGTCGAAGTACCTTTGAACGAGTTGCTTAACGGCTATAGCAGGACCGAGGATTACAAGGCAAAAACCGCCGAAGTGGCTGAATTGCGTAGGCAAGCGGCTACTGAATACGCGGACAAACTCGAACAGCAAGTGCAGCTTTTTGCTTCGCTTGATCCGATTCTGAGTGCAGCGCAATCTATCGACATGGCACAACTGGCGCAGGAAGACCCTGCTACCTACGTGCAGTTTGAAGCGCAGTATAAGCAGCGTGTGCAGGCTTTACAGCAGGCACAAGCGCAGATCGAATCAGTGAGGCAGGATCAGCAGGCTAGACAGCAAGCCGAACTGCAATCGTTCTACCAGCAGCAGCGCGATGCGTTGTTTGCAGCCCGTCCAGAACTTCAGGATCAAGCGAAACTTCAGGCCTTTGGCTCAGGGGTTAGTGACTACTTGAAGGGCTTGGGCTTCAGTCCTGACGAGATAACGGCGACTAACGATCACCGTGCGCTCTTGGTGGCTGACAAGGCAAGACAGTGGGACGAATACCAGAAGGCCCGTTCTACCGCTGAAACGAAGAAGGTTGCACCTAAGCAGGCTCCAACGCTGAAGCCTGTTGCGTCTGAGAACAGTCCGCGAAGCTCCAACCGGCGACCGGCTCCAAATGCGCCTGACACTGTGAAACAGGCTTGGATTCTGTCGCAACTCGACGCGGAATAACACCATGACCATTATTGCTAATACGTTCCTCACGTTCTCTGCCATCGGCAACCGTGAAGACCTTTCGGATACCATCTACAACATCAGCCCGATCGAAGTGCCCTTCCAGTCCATGATTGGCAAGACCAAGGCTTCGGCTACCTTCCACGAATGGCAGACCGACGCGCTGAACGCTGCCGCTGCTAACGCTCAGCTTCAGGGTGATGATGTCACCTTCGGCGCTGTGACTGCGACTGCCCGTATCGGTAACCGTACTCAGGTGCTCCGCAAGGAAGTCATCATCGCGGGTACTCAGGAAGCCGTTAACAAGGCTGGCCGCAAGTCGGAAATGGTCTACCAGCTTCAGAAGAAGGCCAAGGAGTTCAAGCGCGACCTTGAGTTCGTGCTTTGCTCCAACCAGGCACCTGTCACTGGTAACGGCACCACTGCGCCGCAGATGCGTCCGCTGTGCGGCTGGTACACGACCAACAGCAGCAACGGCGTCGGCGGCGCTGTCGGCACCACGTCGGCGGCTCGCACTGACGGTACGCAGCGCGCTATCTCTGAAACGCTCCTTCAGGACGCGATGCAGAACTGTTGGGTTGCCGGTGGTAATCCGACTGTGGCCCTGACTGGTCCGAAGCAGAAGCGCGCTATCTCGGCCTTCACTGGCGGCGCGACCAAGTTCGACAAGACCGAAGACAAGACCCTGTACGCGGTGGTCGATGTCTACGTGTCGGACTTCGGCCAGATCAAGCTGGTTCCGTCGCGGTTTACTCGTGGCGCTTCGTCGGCAACTGACCGCGAAGTTCACGTGCTGGATACCGACTACTGGGCATTGTCGACCCTGCGTCCGACGCAGACTGTCGACCTGGCCAAGACCGGCGACGCAGAGAAGGCCATGATCGTCGGCGAATTTAGCCTCGAAGCTCGCAACGAAGCTTCAAGCGCTATCATCGCTGACCTGACCTAACAGCGGTCAAGCAAACCAATTGGAGGGGCTGGGCGCAAGTCTGGCCCCTTCTCTTTTGGGGTAATTACATGGCTAATTTTGACTTCATGTCGGTCAACGCGACCGGCACTCAGGTAACGTCGGGCGGCACATCTGCCGTTGTGGCTCTGCCTGCAAACGCTGCGGGCAAGACGCCTAAGCATGTTCGCTTGCAGTGCACTGGTAACGTGTACGTGCGTCCCGGTGGCGCTGGTACGACCTGCACGGTGAACGACATTCTCCTGTCGCCTAATAACGACGTTTTCCTTGATACGGCAAACTTTACGCACCTTGCCTATCTTCAGGAAACGGCGGCGGCAAAGATCAACATCACTCCGCTGGAAACCTGACCATGGGCCGGGTTGTCGATACCTTCGACGGTATCACAGAGACGATGCACTTCGACGAAGCGGCTGACACCTTCACGATTGCGCATACCGCAGACGTGCAGGCTGTTGCTGATGACGTTGCAGCCAAGCATTCTCAGACGCTCGGCAAGTGTGAAATGGGCTGGCACGTCGGTTCAATCCCGCTGCTTACCTTGTTTGATTACGCTCGCCAGCGCGGCATCGCTAATCCGTGGGATCTGATGAAGCCTGAATACGCTGGCGAACTGATGCGGCTCTGCATTGACAGCGATTATCGCAAGTTTTCACCTACAGGGGGTAAGGCGTGAACTATACCAGCCTTCTCGCTCAGGTTGTCGATACGCTCGGCAGTCAGGTAACGACCGCGCAGGTCGATGCCATGCTGCCTTTCGTGGAATCGCGGTTCAACCGGATTATTGACAGCCCTGAACGCGAGACGGAAGCGTATATCACGCCAACGGCTGACATTCAGTTGCCTGCCGATTGCTGGAAACTGCGCGATATTTGGGTGATGGGTACGGCCTCAAGCAGCGTTGCGACTTCGCTGGTCCAGGTATCGCCTGAACAAGCCCGCGCCCTCTACGCCTATCAGTCGAACGGCATGGAAGCGTTCAGTCTGACGGGGCGGACGATTGACTTCTGGCCCGATCCCGGCGCGACCAACACGACGCAGGTTCGCATTCGCTACCAGAAGACCATCCCGGCGCTTACCTCGTCCAATACGACGAATTGGCTGCTGACCTATCATCCCGATATTTATTATTACGCGCTCTTGCTTCAGTGCGAGGCGTACATCGTCAACGACCAGCGGCTTCCGATCTGGAAGTCTGCTTTGGACGAGGCGATTGGTGAACTGTCCGCCCTGTCGGCCAAGCAGCGCTATGCACAAGCGCCCGTTGCGCCGCGTCCGATGCGGTACGATTCATGAGCGACCTAGGGAGTTGGCTTCCGGACCTCATTCCCTATGGGCATGACGGCCTGACGACCTGCACTAACGTTTACGCATCCCCGCTGGGCTATAAGCCTATTCGAGACGTCTCCGCCGTGACGGCTGCATTGCCTGTCACTTGGAAGGGTGGAGGCTCGTTTATCGGCCTTGACGGAACGGTCAAGACTGTAGCGGGTACCGATTCAGGCTTGTACGTATACGGTACGTCAAGCTGGTCGCTTTCCTTGGCTGCGGCGCGGTCGAACAAGTGGCAATTCACCCAGTTTGGCGACAACATCATCGGGGTCAACGGTGGTGCTCCGGTAAAGTACACGATTGCAACGGGAACCGGCGCGGCGTTGGGCGGCACTCCGCCGACTTCCACCATGGTTACAATCGTTCGTGACTTTGTATTCATGGCGGGCAACCCATCTGCCAATTCGACTGTCTACTGGTCCGCGATCAACAACGCGGAAGGCTGGACGGTCGGAACAAACCAGTGCGACATTCAGCAATTGCCGGATGGTGGGCCTGTAACGGGCATGGCTGGTGGCGAGTATGGGCTGGTATTTCAGGAAGCGGCAATTCACCGCTTTAGCTATGTCGGTTCTCCGACGATCTTTCAGCGGGACAAGATTAGCGACGGCATCGGATGCCTTGCACCGGGTTCTGTTGCCACCTTTGGGCGTATGACGTTCTTCCTGTCGGGGCGTGGGTTCTATTCCATCTCTGATGGCGGGATTATGCCCATCGGGGACCAGAAAGTGAATGAAACGTTCTGGGCTGCTTACACGCGGTCCGACGTTCTCAATAACATTCGTTCGACGATTGATCCGAAGCGATCGCTTGTCATCTGGTCGATGCCGGATTGCCTGTGGATCTACAATTGGCAGTTGGATCGCTGGACTAAGGCGGCAATTCCGGGGCTGGTCGGGCTTTCGACGGGGATTAACGCGGGCGTCTCGATTGACGCTCTGGATGCTCTTTACCCCTCGGGGCTGGATAGCATCCCTTATTCGCTGGACGCGCCGATCTTCCAAGGCGGGGATCCGATGCTGACCGTCGTGAAGTCGGACAATATCGTTTATGCCTTGGGCGGGAACTATCTGGCCGCGACGTTACAGGTTCCGGTGCAAGAACTGTACCATGGGCGCAATACACGCATCCGCCGCGCTCGCATCTATGGCGATCCGACTACGGGAATCACGCTGACACTCAGCACTTGCGGGCGTTTGGGCGATCCACTGGTTGATACGACGGCCAACACAATGACCACGACGGGTTACATGCCCATCCGCGTCACAGATCAGTTTTTGCAGTGGAAACTGGACATTGCAGCGGGGCAAACGTGGTCATTCATTAATGGCTTGGCGTTCGATCAGGCTCCGGGCGGTTCTTACTGATGTCGCGGGTTCCTGTTGCTTGGGCCAATCCTGACGAATGGATGCGCAAGGCGGCTTATGCCGTGAACGACCTGCAAGACCGGACGCAATACGTCGGCACGGTGGCGAAACTGCCCACTGGCGGGCAGGGAATGCGGGCCTTCGTGACTGATGCAACGTCAACGACTTTCGGGGCTGCTGCGGTGGGCGGCGGCGCGAACAAAGTGCCTGCATTTCATGACGGCACAGGCTGGAAGATAGGCTGAAACATGATCGAATTGGCAGGTTCGCCGGGTGAACTTCGGTTTACGCTGGAGATTACACGCGCCGCGACCGGCGAGACTGAAACGGTCGAACTCATCGGCAAAATCACGCCGGAAGAAGAAGAAAAGGAAACTGAATAATGGCCGTTACCCACAGCACGGCGGCGCGCAACGCTGCCACTGATGCCGTTACCGCTCTGATTGGTGCAAGCGGGCGTCTCCGCTTTCGCCTGACGGGTACTGTTGGCGCTCCTGGCACCTCGGTTGCCAACCTTGCGCTGTCGGCTACCGCTTTTGGCGCATCAGCAAGCGGCACTGCTACGGCGAACGCTATCACCTCGGATACCAACGCGGCGGGCAACGCTTCGGCTGTTGCAACTGCTACGCTTGAGACTTCAGGCGGTACGGTTGTCATCCATTGCGCGGTTGCTGCTTCTGGCTCGGACATTAACCTGACCAATGGTTTGACCGTTGCGGCAGGCGATACAGTGTCGTGTAGCGCGCTCACATACACGGCGCTGTCGGCCTAAGTCATGGCATTCGCTGAACGCATCAAGGTTGCGACCTCGACAACGGGAACGGGCGCGCTCACGCTGTCCTCTACCGGCGTTCGGGATGCGACCAACGGCGACTGTCTCGCGCCTGCTGAAGTGTTGAGCGAAATAGGAAACCGCGTTGTTACCTACTTCATCACGTCGGGCGGCAGCTTCGCATACGGTCAGGGGCTTATCTCAAGCAATGGCCTGACGCTGACACGCGATGCGCGCGAAACGTCATGGAACGGCACGACCTACAGTCAAGCCACGCTTTCACTGTCGGGCACTTCCACGGTGTTTATTGCGCCTGAATCGTCTGACCTGTCGGCTTCAAGCGCTGGCGTTTCCCTTCCCATTGCGCGTGGCGCTGTAACTCTTTGAGGTAATCATGGCAGCGAATATCAATCCCATTTTCTCACGCACTGGCGACCTACAGGGCATCCAGACAAGCAACCTTACCGCTTCGACGACTGACGGGACCGGAGCTAACGTGTCGCTGTTCTTCACGGCTGACGCAACCGAAGGCGGGTGGGTTGATCGTGTTGTCTGCAAGCCCATCGGTTCAACGGCTGCAACGGTAATTCGCATCTTCTATTGCACGGCAACCGGCGCTTACACGGCAGGCACGACCAACACGACCTCCAACACGTTTCTGGTTGCAGAAGCAACGCTGGCGGCGGTCACATCGTCAACCACGGCTGCACAGAATGACGTTGTGATCCCGATCCGCATGATCCTGCCTGCAAGCACTAAGCTGCTGGTCGGGTTCGGTACGGCTACGGGCGCTTCGGCGGGTTATTCCGTGCTTGCGGTTGGGGGCAAGTACTAATGTGGCTCCCCGGCCTTCCCGCTGACGGCGTAACGGACTGGACGTTCTTCGCTCCGCAGCAGGATACGACTACAACGCGTGGGTTTCGGACATGGATTAAGCCTGCTGGTTGTTCGTGGGTTTATATTATTGTTCAGGGCGCAGGCGGCGGCGGCGGGAACGGCTTCACGCGGGCCGCTGGCTCGGCAGGCGGCGGCGGCGGCGGTGGCGGTTCGGGCGGTGTTTTCCGTTTAATGATCCCGGCTAGATGCATTCCTGATGTACTTTATGTTAGGCCGGGGAGTGGCGGAAATGCCGCAACGGCTGGCACTTCCAGCGATGTTTTCACGGCAATTTCTGGCGTAACGGGACATTCTATTGTGACAGCCGTCGGCGGCGGCGCTGGCGGAACTGGTACGGGCGCTGCCGCTGGAGCGGCAGGATCAGCGGGAACGGCTCCGACAAATAGTTCTAGTGGCATTTGGGGTATATTCAACGGCACAGCTGGCGTTGCTGGCGCTTTGGGCGGGGCGCAGACCGGAGCAGTCGGTGCCAATGCAAGCCCCGGAATTGCGCCCACAACTGGCGGCGCTGGCGGCGCTGGATGCACCACGACTGACTTTGCAGGCGGTAACATTACAGCGACAGGGCCTTGGCCGCTTATCTCAGGCGGCGCGACTGCTGGCGGCAACGGCAATGCAGGTTACGGCCTTGGCTGGCATATCGACACATATGCAGCGCGCAACTTTCCCTTGGTGTTCTCAGGCGGTTCAGGCGGGGGATCGAATAACTCCGCAACAGGTGGGGCAGGCGGTCCCGGTGGTTGGGGTTCCGGCGGCGGTGGCGGCGGCGCTGGAACTACAGGCGGCGCAGGCGGCAAGGGTGGCGACGGGTTTATTCTGATCGGGGCATTCTGACATGATGGGACTGCTTCACGACTTCACCGGAACTTGCTGCGGGAATTGGGAAGGCGATACGGTCCCCGATGGTTTCTGGCTCAGGGATTACGACCAGCCCACTTCTATGACCGCGCTTCAGTTTCTGGACAAGATCGGGCCGCAACGGTTCGGCGTTGTCTGGGCTGCGGCTGTTGCCAATCCAGCATTGGCCTATTCGATGGCTCGGGGCCTTGCTGCTCAGGAAGTGCTTATGGAGCAGTCCTTTCCCGATCTCTACGCATTGGAACAGGCTGGCTTGCTTCCCGCTGGGACGGCTGTTGAGGTGTGGCAGTGAAAAGCTACGTCAAGCGCGTTGCTTTAGCGTTTGACCAATTAGGAAACGCCTTTTTCGGTGGTTCTGAGGATGAGACGATCAGTAGCAGCGTCGGGCGTCACGCTGTTGCTGGCAAGTGGTGGGCGCTCATTCTCGAAAGGATAATCGACGCGGTAATTGGCAAGGGCCACTGCCGTTCAGCTATCGGGGAATAACGAATGGTCGGCTTTTCCCCGCTAGGCTTTGATCCGGTTGGCGCTGTAACGGCGCTATCGGCTGGCGGTCCTGTTACCCATGCCGCATCCGGGGCCTTGGTTGGTCCGGGGTCTACCGTTGCGGGTTCGGCGGCTCACGTTGCGATCCATACGTCAACGGGTGCGCTGGTTGGTCCTGGGACTACTCTAGCCGGTTCCGCTAACCGTTTCCGGGCGTTTGCTTCGACTGGCTCGCTAGTCGGGCAGATTGGTTCGGTTGTCGGTTCTGCGGCTCGCGCTTCTGGTGCAGTCAGTCACGACGCAACAGGCGCACTTGTTGGCCAGTTGGGTTCGGTTTCCGGCTCTGCCAATAGGTTCAGGGCTTTTGCGGCCACTGGTGCGCTAACGGGTCAGATCGGCTCTGTAGCAGGCTCCGCTAACCGATTTAGGGCATTCGCTTCTAGCGGTGTGCTGGTCGGGCAGTTGGGTTCCGTTGTCGGGTCTGCGGTTCATAATATCCCGCACACTTCGACGGGCGCGCTAACTGGTCAAATCGGTTCCGTAGTCGGCGCGGCAGGGCGTAACACGTCTGCGGTAAGCCACGACGCGACTGGTGCGCTGGTTGGTTCCGGTTCTGTTGTTTCGGGTGCTGCGGTCTACAATGCCGCTCATTCGGCCACAGGGGCGCTTACAGGGCAACTAGGCTCTGTTAGCGGTTCGGCTTCCCGGTTCCGTGCTTTCGCGTCTACAGGCGCTCTGACGGGCGCTGGTGCGGTAATTAACGGCACTGCGGCACGGGCTGCTGGCATTGTCACGCATGACGCGACAGGCTCGCTAGTCGGACAGGGTGCAGTTGTTGCCGGTACGTCGGCGCGGTTCAGGGCGTTCGCATCGTCGGGCGCGCTGGTTGGTCAGATCGGCTCTGTTGCCGGTATTGCAAATCACAATACGCCTCACGCTGCAACTGGTTCGCTGGTTGGTCAGATTGGCTCGGTTTCAGGCAATTCTGTCAGATTCCGTACATTCTCGGCAACGGGTGCTCTAACGGGTCAACTTGGCTCGCTTAGTGGTGCTGCGAACCGGGGCAATACGCATAATTCAAGCGGCGTTCTGACGGGTCAGGGGTCAACTGTCGCAGGCGCGGCGGTCAAGACGCCAAACCATCAAGCCACTGGATCACTTGTTGGGCAGGGTTCGTCGGTTGCGGGTGCTTCTACCCGGTTCCGGTCGATGTCGGCGGTTGGACAACTGCTTGGCCAAGGTTCGATTGTTGTCGGCTCGGCGGCGCGGATTAGCCGGGTCAATCACGTTGCCTCTGGTGCTTTGGTTGGTCCGGGTTCGCGGCTTTCAAATAGCCTTTGGACGGGTGACGCGGCTGGTTCTGGTTCGTGGGCTTCGGATGCTGCGGCAAGTGGCTCCTGGACCAGCGCAACGGCGGCAAGCGGAACGTGGTCTAACGTAACGAGTACGGGAACATGGATAACAGTGACACCGACACCGGGAAGCTGGAACTAGGTTTCCTTCCCGATCCGGAAAACTGGCATCTATGGCCTGACTTGCTTGCTCTGATTGATACCGCTGCAAAACGCGGTGGGTTCAGGGCGTGGGATGAAAACGACCTTGCATGGATCGCCATAGACAAGGGCGAGGTCATCGGGGTTGCAACGACTAGAATGCTTGTCGGCGGGCAGGCTGAATTAATGCACATCGCAGGGGTTCGGCATCGTGAATGGTGTCCGCCTCTTGAGGCTATGATTTGCGATTGGGCACGGGCTAACGATTGCGACTTCCTGATAAGTCAGGGGCGCAAAGGCTG